CGTCAAGGTGCGAATGATCGGCGAGATGTCTTCGCCGACGAGATTCGCGGTGAACTCTTGATTGGTGGACAGTCCAGAAAACGCCATAATTCACACCCTCCTTTGAGCGTCGTTATGACGCCTTCTGCTTGCGCGTCGCGTCGAACATCGCGGCGACGACCCCCGGCGATCGATCCCCACTCTCGTACCGTTCCTTGGCTTGCTCGAAACTCAGCCCGTCTGTGGTGTGCCCGTGGAACGTCGCCCCGCCCGTCGCGCCGCCGCCTTTGGTGCTCACGGGTTTGCGGTGATGCGAATGCTGATCGATGTATTGCTTGACGAAGGTCTCCACGGCGACGGGTTTGCCTTGGACGGTGACCGGCTTGCCGCCGGCGTCGACCACGACGGGTTCGAGCTCGGCGTCCCGTTGCACTTGGGCCACCAGGAGCGATTCCAACTCGCTTAAGGATTCATCGCGGGCGCCGGCCGCCATCGCGGCGGCCCGAATCGTGGCCCGCAAGGCCTTCTGCAACACGGCGTCTCGCTTCGCGATCTGCTCGCCGCGATCGGCGATTTCCTTCGCGTGCGTCTCTTCCCGCTGCCGCGCGGTATCGCCGTAGCGCTTGGCGAGCGTGGCTTCGGACTCGCGGAACCGCAGGTTCTCCTCTTCAAGTTCCTTCACGCGCTGGACCGGGTTCTCTTTCTCCCACTTGGCTTTCTCGGCCGCGATCCGCTCGTCCGCGGCTTTCTGCGCTTCGGTCAGCGCATCTTCGCGGCCCTTTTTGAGGCCGGTGCCATAGCCAGTGGTTTCCGTGCGCTTGAACAAGGCATCAATTTCGGCCGGCAGTTTGCCGACGATTTCACCCTTGTCGTCGAGTTCGATTTCAATCTTGGCCATCACATCCCCTCGTTACATGGTGTCCAACCGCTGCTGAATCACCCCGTCAATCGTCGTCGCGATGTCGCGCTGCTCGTCCGGGTGTAAATCGAAGAATTCCCGAATGACGCCTTTTCTCCCCGCCCCGAGCACGTTGTGATAGATCGCCTTTTGCTCACTGCCTACCTGCCGACTTCTGGCGATGAACGTCAGCGGTGTGCTACGCGCTCTGACAACTGGACGCTTCGCCATAACCGTCCTTGCGCCGCTCCAGATAGAGCGTGGCTGGTTGGCCTAACGCCTCAATCCAGTGTCGCGGTGGAAGACCCTGCCCAGCTAGAGACAACACCATGTGCTCAACAGCCTCGTGTGTGTTCACGTCGTAATTGACGAGTTCCTGCCGCCCTGTCGGCGCGAGATAGCCAGAAGCAATTAAGCCGATTCGCTCGTTCACTGATTCCACCCCAGCGTTACCGATTCGTCATCCACGTCGACGATCGTGATCTGGTTGAGCATGTTGCCGCTCACCTGTAAATTGACGGCGCTGGTGCCGAGTGCCGCCTGCTTCTGCTCGGCATAGCGCTCTGAGTACGGCGCAAACGGCACGTGCTGCGCATCCACGCCTCGCAGCGTGCGGGCCACAATCGTTTCGCGGGCCAGTAACCCGATCTCGCGGAAATCGTCCCGCGTGATCACCTCGATGCTCGTCAGGTGCGGGAAGTCCCGTACGATAGAGACGCGGGCGCTCATTTCTTGACCGGCGCAATCGTCGCCACGAGTTGCGTCCGCGATCCGATCGCCTTGATCAGATACCGCTTCGGCTTCTTCGTGGGCTTCTTCTTCATGGCAACTCCTTTAGGCAGTTTGGACACGTCACGAATCGAGCAATGCCATAGACGGTGGATTCGGCGCCACATAACGTGCGGAATCCGTCAACGTCTTCCACGAGGTAATGGATAAAGCCGTCATCAACGTGAACGAGTTCGACCGTCCAATCCGCCAGCGTGTGTTCGCTCATGATTCGTGTCCTAACCAGCCCTCCGGCTTGGTGGCCAGCGTCGCGATCGTGGCGAGTCCTACCCGCGCCGCGGTCGTCTCGGCAACAATGCGCTGATACCGCTGCTCGAGATGTTGCAGCGCCCGTTTCTGCTGTTCGAACTTGTGGGCGAAGTCGAGATAGCTCGCCTGATACCCGTCGCGTTCCTGTTGCCAACCGGCCCGATCGCGGACGGCGCCCGAAGACACGACGCAGAGCACGGCAAACAGCGCGAGATTCAACAGCACGAGCACGGCGACGAGGAACCACACCATGTCAGGCCGCCTTTCGGTCCCCACGCGGTAACGACTCCAACTGCTGTTGCACTTCCGGCATGCGCTGATCCGTACCCACCAACTTGCGCAACGCGCTCAACTTGCTCACCGCGGTCCATTGATGCCGGCAGTTGTACCCACCCGCCGTGAGAAAGGGATTCGGCAGTTGGCCGTTGTCCATCTGTTCGATCTCGTCGCGGGCGAACACCTTCCCGACGCGTGCATAACAAAACGGTCGCGTCTTCACGTCCAGTGGGCCGAGATACACAAAGGCCTCGTCTGGTTCGCCGGTGGATTTCATGGCTTCGACTTGCCGCGCGAAGACATTGGTCAGCGTGTCGTAGAGCGTCCGCGCGTCTGTGAGCTCGACATCAATCGCCTCAGCTAAGTCGTCGATCACGTCTGCCGCTGGCCGTCCTGAAAACAGGCTGTATTTCAGGCTGCGCCACAGGGCGGTGGCGATCGCTTCGCCTTGCGCGAGCAGATCCTGTTCGGCGAGGGCTTTCAGCGCCGCAATCCGTGTCGAGTCCGTCGTAGTAAACTGGGCGAGTCGTGCCGCGTCACGAAGACGACTCATTTGATTCACAAGTCGGTCTAGGCCCACCGATGTCGACGTTTCAGCTAACTGTGGATAGCCCGCAGCCTTTAACGCCTGCTGAAGCTGTGTTCGCAGCCTTGCAGCACGCGTGGCCTGCGCGAGCGCCGTCAGACGCCCCTCACGCGCGTCTAACACTAGCCGGCGAAGTTCGCGCTCCAGATCGCGGAGCACGCGCCCAAGCTCCAACGCAAACGCGCCCCCGATCTCGTCGGCAACGATCGCGAGCCGTTCCGCCTCGGTGAGCAGCGCGTAATTCACGACGCTCATACGCCGACTCCGGGTCCACCCGCCATCGGCGGTGTCCCGCCAAAGCGCATCGCCATTTCTTCCAGCTTCTGTTGCGCCGGCGACTTCACCGGGGCGGCTTCCAATTCCTTCTCTATCGCCGCTTGTGTCTCAGGGGTGAGATTCGGCAGGAACTTGGGCACCAAGGAAGCCCGCAGTTCCTTCATAAACGTCGGCCCCATTTCCAAGCTGACGGCGGCTTGACTCTGCTCGAGCATTTCCGCGAACGGCGTCACGTCAAACGTTTTGGGATACGCGATCTTGACTTGCGCCGTGTCCCATTCCTGTTCCCACCGCTCCAGGCCGTAGATCGCCCGGAACCAGAGCTTGGCAATCTGGTATTCCGCCTTCTCGCATTCCGTGCCGTAACTCGCCAGCACCTGGTTCATGTCCTCGCGCTTCAACTTGAGCGAGCCTTCGGCTTCCGCGTCTTTCGAGTCCGACTCCCACGGGATCGCCGCTAAGCGATAAATCGTGCGCAGCAGATCCCGCCGTTCGTCCTGATAGACGGTGATGTTGTTGGTGTCCGGCTGGATGTACTGCGCTGGCCCAGGGGTGAACAGGACGTTCTCCGCGCCTTTCTCGTCACCCATCATGGTTTGGGCTTCCAGGACAGATACACGATCGGCTGTCGTGCCTAAGGGGACGTTCATCATGCCGAACGTCTGCGCCCGGAGGAGTTCTCGGATCTCGCTCGTCAGGTTGTAGAGATCGATGAAGAGATTCGGATCCCCCAACACGGACTGGCCGATAAACTGCGTCAAGGCGCGACGCGTCGCGTACTGCACGACGACCGGGACGATCCCGAAGCCGTGATCGCCCTTTGTCGACGACTGTTGCCCGTTCTCGCGGGTGATGACTTGCCAGTAGTCTTCGGTCACCAGCCGCTCGCGGGTGGCTTGAGTCGCCGCCGGCGTCGTCGGATCGGTTCTCGGCACGGCTTCCTGAAACCGGACCCACCGCAACCGGCCGCGATCCGTCAGGCCCCAGTCAGGAACATCAATCGGGGTGTAGGCCCGGAGAAACGGTTGCGATTCGTCCGCCGCCGTGACCGGAGCCGCGTCCGCCGGCCGATCCATGTAGTGCACGAGATGCCCAAAGAGGGCCGCCCCGACAAAGGCATCTCCCATCCAGTCATCAATCGAGCAGTATTCCCCGTCGACGTTCTCCCACCAGGTTTCCAACGGGTGCGGCTGCGTCTTCTGGGTTTTGCTCTCCCCGCCGACGGTGCGCGTGACTTCGCCCTTGAATAGGGCACTCCGTTTCTGGTCGAGGATCGTCGCGGCGATGTTCTCGTAGCGGGCCAGCTTCCGCCGGGCGAGGAGTTTATTGGTCGGCTTACTCGGGTTCGGATTGGTGAAGTCTTTCCATTCGCGCGGGTGCGCGACCAGATACGTGCCGTCGCGAAAGCCCCCGATGCCGTCGTAAATGTCGCGGTATTTCTTCCAGACGGGGGCCCACTCCAGATACACCGGATGCTGGATGACGGCGTGCGCCGTCGGGGACGGAAATTGAACGGGCTGTACGGCCAAGGCTCTCTGTGTTGAGCCTTTATTCTGCGGGGTTTTTTATAAGGTGGATTTATGAGCCCACGGAAATTGCCCGTTCGGCGCGCGCGGTTTCGCGCTCCAGGAGCAATTTCGCCATCAGTGTGACATTGGTGTCAGCTTTGCGGGCAAGCCTATAGACGCGATCGTAGAATTCTGGGGTCACGCGGAGCTTGAGAAAGACCACGGCTCGCTGTTCCGGGGGAAGTGCGGGACGGCCTCGACGGCGCGGGACGGGTGTCACGGCTCGATAACGTCGCCAACCGTCGATTTGTAATGCTTATTCAGCATTCACATCACCCTCTCGATCACCGCCCGGCCCACGGCCGGTCCGTGTTTCTGCACCGGGAACTCCGCCGCAACGAGATAGCCCAACGCGTCGCTGGCATGCGTCACCGTCTCCCCCGCGGGTTTCTGCAAGTCCTCGGAGCCCTGCTTCTGCACCGACCGCTGCAGCGACCGCACAAGGCCTCTCGTCGGACAGACGCGGAACGGGCTCCACTTGCGGATCCACAGCCGCGTGACTCCATTGGCGTTCTTCAGTAGGCGATTGACAGCGCTCAACCGTGACGCCACTGGCGGATTCTCGAGCGGCACCTTGATCTCAATAGGCCCCGCCTGTCGCAAACGTTCGCTGATAATGCTGTAGTTCGAACGATGCGAGCGGACATGCCGGGACCGTCCGGTGCTGTCCCCGTAAACAATGATCCCGGGTGGCCACGACGGGTATTTCTCCAAGAACGCGTCGCAGGCACTGTCAATCGTCGCCACGTGCAGCGAAATACCGTCTACCACGTGCAGGTCTGGGCCGTGCTCCCCCGCAGTCATCTGGGCGATCACCCATTCCATCGGGGCAACGTTGAAGTCACACGTCAGCCTGAGCGGTAGAGACGGGTTGAGTTCGACGTCTTCCCGCCAATGAAGCGTATCGCTGAAGGTCGGATACGCTGGCTGACCTTCCAGCACGACACCTTTGCCATGCACGAAGGCTTGAATCTCCGCCTCGGTGGCGTTCTCCTGAATCTCTTGCAGATATTCCGGGTTCTTCGTGAGGAGCTCGCTGTTCTCCGTGGTGGACATGTCATAGCGGCGATACCGTTGCGGCCGTTCCGGATCAAAGAAGTAATCCTGCATCCACGAGAGATCGTCGGCGGTACCGGCGGCCGCCGTCTGTCTCAGTGTGGCATTCGGGTGTCGGACACGAGCGGTCGTGTTCCGCCAAGCCCGCTGACTGATCAACGCCGGTTCGTCCACCAAGGCCCCCGCGACGTTTGGCCCAGCGATTCGTCTGGCATCTTCAGCATCGGCCGCAGATTTGAACCAGATCGGCCCGCCAGCGACCCATGTGAACTCGTGCTTCGTTTCGTTGTAGTGATATTGGTCCGATGTAAGAAACCACGGCTGGTCGCTGTCTACGTCGAGTTCCTCAAGCTTCGGCAAGAGCGTCTTCAGCACGTGGTCATACGTCGGCACGACCCAGATCAATGGGAGCGGATTGTTGATGACACTCAGCTTCAGGGCTTTACCCCAGAGCGTCATGGTTTTGCCGGATCCCCAGCCCCCACAAAACAGGAGCGCGGCATTCGGCGTGTCATCGTCGAAGAACGCCTCTTGTGCGGTGCCTGGAATCGGCGCCCACCAAATCGTGAATTCAGTCGCAGTGAGGCTCATGGCTTATGCCGACCACCGAACAACACCTGGATCGGGCCGCCGCCTTCGCCGCTGTGCTCCACCTGCTCTCGCGGCTTCCCGTAAATTAGTGGGAGGAGATAGCCTTCGAGATGTGGCGCTTTCCCCTTCAACATGCGTTGTTCAGCCGCTTTGCGCCATTCAGGCGAGGCAAAGAACTGCTCAGCCCACTCTTTCAGATCCTTAGTGGCTTTGTTCGGGACGCCTTTTGGTCGCCCGCCGCCGCGCCGTAGTCCACTCGTGTCGCGTGGCACAGTATTTGGCCGGTATTTTTCCGTTACTGCCTGTTTCGCAACTCGTGTATCCGCTCGCCGAGCATGTGAGTCTGTCGTTCAATCTGGGCCATTACTGTCGCTGGGCCACGACTTTGACTTCCGCAGTCCCGTGACTCGGATAGAACCGGATCTTGCTCGACACGTCCGTTAACTTGAACCGAATCCGATACGGACTCTTCTGGGCCGCTAAATCGGTCGCATCGGGATCGAAATAGGCCACCCCGTCACTGGCCGAGTCCCAGCCGATTTTGCCGCTCGTGTTCACCGGCGTGCCATCAATCGATGTGAGGAGTAAATCGGCCACCGTGAGCCCTGAGCCGTCCACCGCGACGACCACCCCGGCCACGGTTTTGTCCGTGAGGTAGAACTTCTGGCGCTCGGTGGTGCCTTCGACGAGTTCTTTGATCGTGGTCGCCATGATTACGTGTCCTCTCCGTCGAGTTCGTGATCGTCACTGGCCGCCGACAACTCGTGGTCGTCACTCGCCGCACTGAGATACGTCTGCAGCACAAAGACAAAGGCGGTGCCGGAGATCGTCTCTGGGTTCCAGGCGAAACTCGGTCGGTGCGCGGCTGGTAACACCGTGCGGGCTATCCACGCGGGATACGTGGGCCGCCAACTGAGTGTCGGGGCCGTCACCGTCACGTCCGCGACATAGAGCGGGGCCGTGTGCGTCGTCGCCGGGGTCACTGGGGTTCTGCCATACACCTTGTCGGGATACGTGACCTTCGGGAGTTCACGAACGCCCACCGTCGCGCTGTCGGTGAAGCCTTCGACCTGCTGCGTCGTCGTCGGTTGGGTCGGTCGAATGATGCGATCCGGATAGACGG